TTCTTCCTCTTCGGGAGGCAGCCCTAGATCGGACATTGGCCCTTCTAGTTCGGGCTCGAGACCTAAATCTTCTTCCCCTTCGCCTTCGCCTTCTGTGTCTACATCAACAGAAACATCAACACCATGTTCATCTGCCCAAACCTCTACGGCATCGCCAACTTTTCACAACAGATCAGCCAATGCTTCAGTTTCACAAGCCGCCGCCGGCTCGTCGAGTTCTTCAGGTTCACCCAAATCTTCAAGATCACCTAAACCACCTAAATCGTCATCACGATCCATCGCAAGTCCCGATCCTTCGTAGCGTTCTGTCGAATCTGTCGGTGGTGCCACTTCTTTAAGTGCCTTTTGCCCTTTTTCTTGGGTTTCTTCCCCTACAACTTCTTCTTCAGTTTCTTCCTCTGCGAGGGGTTCTTTTTCCTCTTCCTTTAGTTTGTCAACAAAAGTTTCCGCTAGAGGCTCAATTGAAGCCAGCTTCATAAAACGACGAATCGTGTTCTCTTTGAGAAGTGTTTTCTTATTACTCATTGGTGTTCTCCTATGATTCTATGAGTTCACAGTTTAAAATAAATAGTACCTCGACACACAAAAAGTGCATTTAATCGTCAATTAATTCTGCTTCTTTTAATTGTAGTTTTATTAATGCTCGATCTTGGATTTGTTTGACTCTAACGAAGCTTATATTCAGTCTTTCCGCCACTTCTCTCAGTGTCATAGCTCCATTTTTTTCTACTGCGATCAAAGTACAGTTTAAATCTTTTTTGTAAGCAATCCAGTATTTGCATTTTTTCAACGGGCATTTATAATTATTTTTCACACATTCCGATGCACATTTCTTCATAATTCTGAATGTTCCTCTTCTAATAAATCAAATATACTCTCCACTTCAGTAGAGTTTAAAGCAAACTGCTTCTCCAGAACTCGCCCTTTTTCAACCAATTGTTTAGACTTCTTTCTATTTGTTATACTTTGGTTCCCTTTTTGATCTTTATACTTATCAATAATTTTCATCATATTTTCATCCTTATCAATATATTTTCTCATTACCAATCTAAAAAACTCGTTTTGTCGCAAGCCATCGTAATGTAACCTGATCTTCAAATCGGCATGTTTTTTATCAAAATCTTCAAAACAAACTTGCTTCTCCGCTTTTCTAAATTTATGAAACATCACGCTTTCTCTGGGAAATTTAAATAAGCAAACTCTCCAAACAGTTCCTTTGCTTTTTTGTCGCGTGCCATGGCAGCTTTTTTCTTGGTGTCAAACGTTCCAATATGGTATTTTTTTCGTCTATGGCTGATGGTGGCGATGAACTTCCCACTCGGTGCCTGTGAAACACCTACGTAGCCGGATTTGTTATTTGATGATTTACCTCTATTCCTATTATTTTCGGCTGAAGTGCATATGCGAAGGTTTGATTTCCTATTATCTAGAGTGTCTCCGTTGATATGATCAGTTGACATACCCTTTGGAGTGTTCATAATCATTCTTTGAATTTCAATTGTGTATTCGCGGAAGCCGCGCGGGTGACCATAGCGGGAGAGGCCTGCTCGGCGGTCGCCTTCCGGGTGAGGAACATTAGTTCGAATATAAAATTTATTTTTTTTACATACGCGCCAAGTGTATTGACTTATCCTACCCCAATCTTCTGCATCGATCAAGACGATGAACTTGCCATGTCTTCTGCTTTCGATTATAAATTCTCTTGTATTTTCCATTTTATCTCCTCAAGATATGTGTTGAACTTTCATGCTGGCCAGCGGGTGTCTGCTGTAGAAATGTTGCTCTCGACTGAAATTCTCGTAAATCTCGGGCACCAGTATAAGAAAACCCGCTTCTAACATTCCCAGCGATGTCCCGAAGAATATCAGCCACCGGGCCTTTATATGGAATTGTAGTTGATATGCCTTCAGGAGAAGATGACTGCCCTCTCCAATCCATCTGCGCGGATCTCGAAGCCATTCCTCTATACACCTTATACTTTTTATTTCCGCTTGTAAATATTTCTCCCGGAGATTCATCAGTTCCAGCCAACACTGAGCCAAGCATAACAAAATCTGCCCCTGCAGCCAAAGCCTTTACAATATCTCCACTATTTTTAATTCCACCATCAGCAATTAATTTCGCATCTCTATCCGAATACGAACAATCATGTATTGATTGAAAAGTTGGGACGCCATGGCCAGTATTAATTCTTGTGCTACATATGGAGCCACCCCCAATTCCAACTCTGATACTATCAGCTCCCCAATCTGCCAAATCATTAAAAGCTTCGAGAGTGGCAACGTTGCCAGCCATCAAGTGGGCTTCACTTCCAAAAACGTCTCTCAACGTTTTAAGCGCGTTTTTCACCAAAATATGATGACCGTGAGCAACGTCCAAACATAGGTAACGAACTCCAGCATCAACTAAAGCACATGCGCGTTCTTCGTATTCTCCAGTCACCCCAATTGCTGCAGCTGTAAAACATCGCCTCTTCTTAACAAGAGCAACCTGTTCCTCAATTGTGTTATATCTATGAAGCACACCCAATCCGCCTTCGTCACACATGGTCCACGACATTTCGTCTTCAGTGACTGTATCCATTGGACTTGATATAACTGGCAACTCCAAATATGCTGTTTCACTTAAGTGGTTTCCTATATCAATCTGACCTCTGCTCTCTATATCTGAGTATTTTGGTTCTAACAACACATCATCAAAACTAAGACTGTTCTGCATTTATATCCTCTTTCAAGTTGTTCACTAAACTGCATGCTCTTGTCCAGCATTCTGGGCAATAAAGATTAATCCTGTCTTGCTTCTCTCGAACAACAACATACCATGATTGTACCATATCCTTGTTGTTCTTGTCAAACGCTTTTTCACAAACAAGACACTGATCTTCGAGTTGTGAAAACATACTTATTTTTTCCTTTAAATCTCTTTCAGATTGTTTTTTCTTGTTTCTTTTTATTGCACGTCGTATTTTCCCTTCAACTTTAGTCATCTAACCTCCAACGTTGATATACCGACAGCGCCGCCCATTGCGCCGCAGCCATATAAATTTTTAAAAACAACGATAGCTGACGGGAAGGGAGCAGAGTTATTACCGGCATTATCATTTTTAAATTTAAGCCGGCCTTTAATAAAACTTATTTTCCAAGCTCTCATACAATATTGATGCCAATATTTTGTATCTGTTCGCGAAGGTATCAGGCAGACTACTACCGTATTTGGTTTTTGTCCCTCCTCGTAAGCCTTCTTGATCCATTTTTTAATATCTCTTCCATATGGAGGATTCATAAAAACCTTTTCACCTTCCCAGCTTTTATTAAGCCCATCGTCCTCCTCAGTGTAATATTTTTCACACTTCGCAGTCTTGCTAGTAGCGCATGGATCCAGAGTGAATCTATAATCAAGATTTAGATAATCATACAATTTTTGTGGAGTCTCCCACTCTGCAGACTTGGAAGAGAACATTGTTTGTTGTGTTTCTTTGTTCATATTAGCCCCGTGCTCCCAAAACCCCCATCAGATCTTTCAGTGTCCAAAAGCGATGGATCGTAATTGGTTTCAACAGGTTCACAAACTATAATTGGAACCAACACGGCTTGTGCAATTTTTTGCCCGGGTTGTATAGTTTGTGTTGAACCTCCAATGTTGTGGAGGTTAACAAAAACTTCGCCAGTATAACCAGGATCAACAACGCACGCACCAACAAGTAATTTCTGTTTGTGGGCAATCCCAGATTTATTTTTTATTTCCAACATGTGGTTTTTCGGAACCACAACTTTTAACCCTGTTGGCACCAAGCAAGATTCTCCTGGTGGGATTCTATATTCCCCTTCCGGTTTCCAATAGCAATCGGGGTATTGAACAGGATCCGGACAATAAAACAAATCCACCCCTGCATCAATTAAATGAGCGCGTGATGGAAGTTTTGCATCTGGTCTAATTTTGTAAAATTTAAGTTTCATCATAACTCCTTTATATCATTAAATTTTATGATTGTCAACATGTTTATCTCCATAAACAAAATTTCTCTTGTTTAGACAAAAAGGATCATTAATATATTTTGCAATGATTTCGTACTCTCTTTCTCTCATGTCTAATTCATATCCACTTTCAAACTTTTCAAGCACCTCTACTTCTATATCTTCTCGTGTATATTTTTTGTCTCTCAAATATTCTGGAAGACTCTCTTTTTTATCTCTTGGATCACTAAAATGTCTATACAGGCGCTCCTGGATCCCGCGCGTAGTTGAACCAATGTAATACCTTTTGTCTGGACATATTACTTTATAAATAATGTTTTCTTTAAGCCCGTTGCGATATTGCCTGTGTTGTTCAATAATATACTCCTTGTTTTTGTGATAATGTTTTTTTTGTCTCTCAGCAATTGCTTCTTTGTTCTTTTCGCGGTATTGTTTTCTTTGTTTAGAAATTTTTTCTCTATTTTCTTCGCGATATTGTTTATTTTGTTCTGCTAATGTTTCCTTGTTTTCTGCCCAATATCGTTTGTTGTGTTCAGTAATTTTTTCTTTGTTTTTTTCACGATACTGCTTGCTATATTCTGCTGATTTTTCTTTGTTTTCGTGGTAGTATCGTCTTGAATATTCAAGAAGTCTTTCTTTGTTTTTTTCACGATACTGTTTGTTATATTCTGATTTTTTTTCTTTTTTTGTTTTCATCCTAACAGTCTCCAATTATGTCTTATCGATCTCGAAGAAAATCCCCACTGCTCATCGTAATCAATTTTGCACATATATGGTCGATTGATGTGAATTGTGTCTCTTTCCCGGACTCCCCAACATCTAATAGTAGTTTGGTTGCTTGTCGAATCAATTACGTTAACGATCCAATATTCCTTTCCGCTCTTCGTTCTTCTTTTAATGATCTCGCGTGGAACGAACCAGACAACTTGAAGATCAGAGTCGAATTCAGCAATCGGGGGAACAAGATATTCTTCTAGTTTATCTTTAACGTTTTTATTTAGTACGAGGTCCATTGGGAAAACCCCAGTCAAGTTTGCCTTATTTGCGATCCTCTCCTCAACTGTAAAATCTCCTTCTGGCCTGTAAAGCTCAATATTTTCATTTAGTCGCTTTTCCTTTTTAGGCCGGTCCACAACGACAGCAGACCAGAAATGTTTCATCCCAGAGAACCTGCTGTCAATCAGGTCATCCAAAGCCCCGCTGCGAACAAGAACATCTAATGCTTTTTTATTTAACTTACTGTAGATGATATCGGGATCAAACAACAGTTCTTCAGCTGTATTAAAAGGGCGATGCTGAGTTATTTGTTCAATTGCTTTGTCTCCTAGTCCTTTGATCGATGTTAACGGCTGAATGAGTGTTTTGCCGTCTTTGGAAATTTCCCAAACAGATCCGGAAGAATTAATGTCCAAGGGCTGAATTTTGAAACCCATTGACTTAGCAATATTGATTGCTTTTTCTTTTCTGGTTTCGGGTTCTTTATCAAGAAAAGCTGCAGTCCACTCAGCGGGATAGTAGTTTAACAACCAGGCGCACTGGTAGCTCAAAATACTATAGCTAACTGCATGAGACTTATTAAATCCATAACCAGAAAAATATTCAAAATTTTGCCAAAGCTGTTCTGCTTGGTTATGCGACAGTCCTTTTTCTAAACACCCGTCAACAAACTTTTTATAAATTTTGTTTTTCTTTTCTGTTTCATCTCCAGTCCCTTTCTTGGTTAAGTACTTTCGCAGAGCATTGCCTTCGTCGAGAGAAACATCCTTACCAAGCTTGTGAGCTAATAAAGCGATTTGCTCTTGAAATATTAAAAAACCATAAGTTTCTTTTGTCACATCTTTTACGAGTTTGTGAATATAGTTAATGCCGTCAGGATCTTTCTTTGCTACTACGTAAGACTTATCTACGTTAGCGCCAAGAGGGCCCGGCCGGTAAATTGAAGTAATGGCTGAAATATCAATTATATTTTTTGGCTTTACTTTTTTACAAAAAGCTTGGGCACCTGACTCAGTGAATTGAAAAATTCCAGTCCATTTTCCTTTTTGAAAAACATTCTTATATACACTTTGGTCGTTAAAATTAATGGTATCAGGGTGAAGCTTTTCATTATAAAATTTCTTGACGTCCTGAAATGTCGGATCTTCTACTCCACAATGTCTTTTAAGAACATGCCGGATCGCGCCTTCAATCATTCTCAAAGCCGCTAGACCAAGAATGTCAAACTTAATAAAACCAAGTGGCTCAAGGTGTCTTACGTTTTGCCCTTCAGACCACGGAGTTTGTCTAACTCCCCCGCTGTTTACAAGCGGCATCCACTTATCTAAATCTTCGCCAACTACTACTCCGCCGGCATGTCTAGACACGCTTTTAACTTGTCCAAGTAAAGCATCGATATGAGTTTTAACGTGTGGATATTTATCAAGAAATCTTTTTAGAGTTTCCGAGTACTCCATGACTTCATCAAAAGTCGGTACATAAACACCTGATTTAATGCCATGCTTTTTCTTGGCTATAGGAGTTGCTTCAAAAATCATTTTGCCCGTCACACTATTAACTTCCGCAAACGGGATATCATAAAATTTTGAAACATCTTTAACTAACGAACGAAGTTGAAGAGTGTTATAATTAGAAATAGGAGCTACCGTGTTGGCGCCCCATTCATCAATTAGCATCTCTTTAATCTCCATGGGCTCAGCAACATCATAATCAATATCTGGGTAGTCCACAGCATCTCGTCTCAAAAACCTCGAGAACAAAAGCCCATGTCGAATAGGATCAACTTGTGTAATATCTAAGACATAAGCAACAAGAGAGCCGGCTGCCGAGCCCCGGCCTGGACCGGTAAGCTGCACCGAACTAGCCTTGTCGGATATCGCTTTCATTGTTAAAAAATATTTTGCAAATCCGCGATCCCGAATAACAAAAAGTTCTTCTTTGAGTCGATCTACATAATTTGATTTTTTATCAAGATTTTTGTCTTTCAATCCTTGCAGGCAGCTCTCAGTTAAAGCCTGAATATCTGTTTTGCCAGCTGGTACAACAAAACTTGGAAGCCTAACTTCGTTATCAGGCATGAAGTTTTCAATCAGATCATGAGCAATATATTCTGTTCTTTTGATCGAATCTAAGACAAGACTGTCATCGTAATCGAAACCTACTTCTTTTGAGTATTTGTGGTAAGACTCCCACATTTGTTCCCCGTTTTTTGGATATAACTCATATCCGATCTCTTCAACTCCGGAAGGAAGTTCTGCAGACATATATTCCGGAAGACCTCCTTTTCCCATCCACCCAATTCTTTTATAAAGCTCCCTATCTTTCCAGGCA